CTTGGTAATGCCATCGTCAAGAACCTTGCGAAGAACGCCGAAGTCGATCCGAAGAAGATCGCCGTTGGTTTGGTAGTTACGGTAGCCGGAAGCGCGCTGACCGTAGTAACCAAATCGGTGACTCAGAAGGTCGTGGGTAACGCGATCCGCAAGGCGAATGAACGAAAGGCGGAAGCCGAGAGCGAAGCTGAGGACATTCCCGAATTGGACGACAAACCGTCCGATGAAAACTGATAGACGTATAGGCTCATGGAAACATGGGCCTATATTTTCAACCAATAACCATATATTCCAGAAAGGAACCATATCATGATCAAGAAGACCGTCACCTACACCGACATCGATGGCGTCGAGCAGAGCGAGGATCTGCTCTTCCATCTCGACAATAACGTTATTATCGATCTGCTAAAGAACGGTAAGCTCCAGAAACTATCGGACGACCTTTCCTCCGACGACCTGTCGACGAAGATCACGGCTTTCGAGAATTTCATCGACATGACGTACGGCTTCCGTTACGAGGAGGAAAAGATCGACAAGAAGACCGGAGCACGTCGCATGGTGCCTCGATTCCGCCACGCCACGCCCGAGGAGATCGAAGAGTTCCACAAGAGCGAAGCCCATGGCAAACTCATGCTCTCGATGTACACCAAGCAAGGCGAAGCCGATAATTTCGTGAGCGCTCTGTTGCCGAACATCAAGGGCTGATCGCGATATTCTCATGAACTATGGTGAGGAGGGGATCCGCATGAGATCCTCTCCTCATATTTTTACGAAAGGAGTTCCATATGGCGGAAGTCGATAAGGAGACCTTCGACGTTTCCAGAGAGGCGTTGGGGATCGAATCGGATGCCGACAAACCGAATGACGTCGATAAGGTCGTGCAAGGTGAAGTCGTTTGCAAAAAGAAAAACAAGGTCCAGAAGGTCGCCGAGACATTTTTCGGTGGCGATCTTCGCGATGTGGCATCATATGTCGTCAAAGACGTCATGATTCCAGCCGCCAAGGACATGCTATACGATACCGTATCCCAGGGATTCAGTCGTTTGCTTTTCGGTGAGGTTCGTCCGAGAAACAACTCTACAAATCGAGGATATACCAGCTATTCATCGATGAGTCGGGATCGTTCCACAGGACGACGTGAGATCGAAGCCCGAAACCGTAACGACTTCGATGACATTACATTCCGAGATCGTCGTGACGCCGAGGCAGTCATGGATGCATTGCGGGATACCATCGATCATTACGGTCAATGCAGCGTGGCTGATCTGCTCAAGGCGTCTGGTATATCCCCAAGATATACTGATTACGACATTGGGTGGAGTGATCTGGCCCGAGCGACCATAGCGCGATATCGTGACGGCTATGTCCTCAATATGCCGAGAACCGAGAGCTTGCGATGAGCGCATCCGAAGAGCGGCATATTCTGGAAGTGTGGCATTCCAATCCTTTGTGGAAGATGAAGGTCGACAAGATGAGTGACGAGCAGGTCGTCGTCAAGCTCGAACGTCTTCGTAAGGCAAGAGAATACAGGAGGACTCACCATGGCTGAGTTCAGCACCTTCGAAAAGACGGGTCTGTTCCCCATCGATAAAACGCGATATATTTCGGATAAGGATCAAAAATCGCTCCGTATCTGGAAGGATCGCGTCCGTCGATATTTTTCCAAGATCGATCAGGAGGCGCTCGACTATCGAGTAAACGATGACGATACCGGCGTCAAGGTGCTGGAAGATGATGGAACGATCTTCGAGATCACCATCGACAAAGGCACCAGCGTGGCCATGGCGCGTCTCTGCCCCAGTGACGAACTGTGGTCGTTCGAATACTGAATGATATTCTCGGAGACGTTCCGGAGATCCCCGAGATCATATTTCAACGTAAAGGAACAAACATGAGTATGAAGGAAACCATCGTCCGTTTCGGCAACAAGGCGTTGCTGCAACTTGACAAGCATTCCCCGCAGATTCTCGTCGGCGTGGGCATCGTCGCCGGTGTGGCCGCCACGGGCTTCGCGGTATATTCCACGATGAAGCTGGATACCGTCATGGATCATCATCAGAACAAGATGGTGGATATTTCCAAGAAGGCCAAGGAGGCCGAAAAAGACGACGAGATCGTCTACGACGACAAGGCGCAGAAGCACGACAAGACCATGGTCTATGTCGAGACCGGAGCCGAGATCGCCCGTCTGTATCTGCCGACGATCGCACTGACCGGAGTAAGCATCGCCTGTGTGCTGTCCGCGCATCATATTCTGGACGGACGGTACATGGCGGCTGCCTCTGCGTTCACAGCCGTATCCAAGGAGTTCTCCGACTATCGAGGTCGTGTTCGCAAGCAATTCGGCGAAGACAAGGAGCGCGATATCTATCAGGGAATCGTCGAAGAGGAAATTGTCGACGAAAAGACCGGAGAGACAAAGACCGTTCGCCATTACGACAAGGACACGATCGACCGTGACGGACTGTCCCGATATTTCGACGAATACTCGATGTACTGGGATAAAACAAATCCCGATCAGAACATCGCGCATATTCGCGCAGTTCTCCACCAAGCGAACGATCAGCTCTATGCCAACGGTCATCTATTCCTTAACGATGTGTATCGCATGCTTGGCATCGATGATACCAAGGAAGGTGCAATCCTGGGATGGATCGTCGATGATAAGCATCAGAACACCTATGTCGATTTCGGTGTATATGGCGTGAATAGCGACGATCCGTGGGATTACAGCAACGCCGAACCATGGGACGGCAAGCTTGGAATCCTGCTGACGTTCAACGTGGATGGCATCATCTACGATAAGATCTGATCAAATGATATTTTCGGGACGGTTGTCTTCATGATGGCCGTCCCGTTCATTCAATCAAGGAGTATCCATGAATCTCAAGACCATTGGGTTCGTAGTGGGCGGATTCGCCGCTGGCGCCGCGACGGCGACCGCCGTATTCTACTTCGGTATATACAAGCGGTATATTCCACTGAAGGATCTCGAGCAAGAGATCGCCGATCTGGAACGTAAGAAGCATGAACTTAACCAGCAGTTCAAAAACAACCACGAGAAGTTCGTCAACACCAAGCGGTCGACCGACGAGGCCATTAGGCGCAAGGAGCAAGAACTCGATTTCTACGACAACCAGATCATCGAGGTGAAGAAGGAATGGGAGGCCATTAATGCGGCGAAAACGTATGGCGATCCCAAAGCCACCGAGCAAAAGGATATTCCAGACGATCCCGATGACGAACGTGATGATGAGCTCGATGACGACCCTGTGGATATCGACGCCGACGAACCGGATCGGGATAATTTTATCATCGATGACGGCGTTCCGCGATGGGATGGTCCCCTTACCGATGACGAACAGCGTCAGTATGACGAGGCGAACGGCGACGAACGACTCGAACAGTCGATCCTCATGACGATCAAGGCGCGTCGCTGGCATCAGTCCATCGATGATGACGAACCGAGCTATCAGATCTCCGAAGAGGATCACGAGAACGCTCCGTGGTTCATCGATACGGAGAATCTCGATTACTGGGAGGGTGATGACGTGCTTGCCCGAGGAATGGAGATCGTTCAGGATCCGGATGCAGTCATCAATACCATCGTGCTCAACAGGTTCGGAAGGTTGTCGCAGAGTGGCGATCCCAATGTCGTGTGGTGCAGGAATGATATTCTGGAGACCGACTACGAGATCACCCGGCATGACGGATCATACCAGCATGAGGTGCTAGGCATTCCCGAAGAGGAGTCATACCGACCCAAAAAGCGGTTCAATTCCACTATAGCGGCCGAAATGGAGGAGGTCAATGACAAGTAATTCATCGCCATTTTTCAACGCATCGTATATTCAATGGCTACGTCATCGTGTGGATTTCGACGAATACATCGATCTCAGCATGTCTCTCGCGGCCATGCCATTCCGTTCCAGTGTCATGATGGACCGGAATCGGATATCTGATGGCGAATCGTTACGTAATGCATACACACGCCGAACCGGATATTCGTTGGTTAGCGGTATTCGAGGATGTTCGGTCCTTGAGTTCCTCGTCGCTTTGGCCGAACGGGTCAACGATGTACTTGCCATCGTCCCGATCGACGAGGCGTTCTCCATGTTCCTCGAAAACATGGATCTGACACGATGCTCGGATGATTGGTTCCTCAACCAGAGAGATCCTGAGTGTTATATTCAGGACCGATGCAACATCATGATGGATCGACAGTACCGACCCGACGGATCGGGCGGCGGACTCTTCATCGTTCATGATGACAAGGATATCCGCCCATCCGAATGGTGGTGGCAGATGCAATATTGGCTCAACGAACAGCATATTCCCGACATGTAAAGGAGGCGAAGATGGATCAAGTGCAGGTGCGTGTCAAAAAGACAACCAAGGGCCATGAATCCATATTCGCCGATCCGAAGATGCGAGGGTATCACGATCTGCTCGTCAAAGGCGGATCGTTTTATGCGGTGTTCGATCCGGATAGTCATCTCTGGTCACAGAACCTTCAACGCCTTGGCGAGCTGATCGACCGTGATATTCAGGAGTTCGCTGACTCATACGAGTCTCCGGACGGTAATGAAGTGACCTGCATGCTTATGCAGAACACCTCCAACGGTTGCTGGAACAGGTATATTTCCGGACTGCGCAATCTGGCCGACAGTGATGCGGTGCTCAATCAGCGGATCATATTCGCCAATGACACTCCGAAGCGCGAGGACTACGCCACCGTGCAACTGGAATACGCGATATCCGAGGGAGACACCTCGGCATACGACCGGCTCATGAATACGCTGTATGCCCCATCCGAACGCGAAAAGCTCGAATGGGGCATCGGTGCCTTGGTCGACGGCAATGATATTCAGCGCATCCAGAAGATGTTCGTCATCTATGGTGATCCAGGAACCGGAAAGTCGACGATTCTCAATATCATTGAGATGCTCTTCCCTGGATACATCGCATATTTCAATGCGGAGGAACTCGGCAAGGGATACCAATTCAGTACCGCGTCCTTCAAGAACTCTCCGCTCATCGGTATCCAGACCGATGGCGATCTGAGTCACATGTGGGACAACACCCTGCTTAATCAGATCGCTGCGCATGAGAAGATCGTGGTCAACGAAAAGGGTGTCAAGCAGTACACCGTTCCGCTGAAGACGATGCTGTTCATGGCAACGAATAAGCCGGTGAAGATCACCGACGCCAAGTCGGGCATCACAAGGAGACTGATTGATATTTATCCGACTGGCAACACGTTGGCGCCGGATGATTATTTCGACTGCATGAAGCAGATCGGATTCGAATTGGGTGCCATCGCCTATCATTGTCGTGAGGTCTACAGGAAGCTCGGGGTCAACCGATATTCCCAATATCGTCCAACGGAGATGATCGCCAAGACGAATGATATTTATACATTCGTTCAGGACAACATCGACCTCATGGACACCGATGAGCCAGTGCGTCTGACCGATCTGTGGCGCGCCTATAAGGAATGGTGTGAGGAAGCCCACATCACCGATGTCATGAAACGCTCCGAGTTCATGTTCGAATTGGCTTCATATTTCGAAACCATGAACCGGGGAGCGAGTAAGGCAGTTACCTATCATGGATTTCAACGAAACAAATTCGAATCAAGAATCGTTGACTCTTCTGACCGACATGCTCGAACATCTGATGACGACCATGTCTCGTGGCTTCGACTTGCTAAAACATACAGTCGATTCGACGAACTCTGTCGTGATTGCCCTGCGCAATACGCTAGAGACGATGAAAGCGGATCCCCAGTTGCCAAATGGGCACAAGTCAGCACCACGCTCAAAGACCTCGACACCGGTCGACTGCATTGGGTCAAGGTTCCGGAAAACCACATCGTCATCGACTTCGATATTCGAGGAGAGGATGGTGAGAAATCGCTTCAGGCCAATCTCGAGGCGGCCCGCAAGTTCCCTCCAACCTATGCCGAGGTGTCCAAGAGCGGACGGGGATTGCACCTCCACTATATTTACGATGGAGACGTATCCCGACTCAAAAACCTTTACGACATCCATGTCGAGATCAAGGTCTTTCGAGGCAATTCGTCGCTACGGCGTCTGCTCTCACGGTGCAACGATCATGAGATCTCCCATATTTCAAGCGGCCTTCCGTTGAAAGGAGAAAAGTCCGTGATCAATCAGAAGGAACTCAAGGACGAACAGCATCTACGCAACGTCATCAAGAAGGCTCTGCGCAAGGAATGTTGTCCTGGGACCAAACCTAGCGTCGAGTTCATCAAGAAGCTCATGGACGAAATGTATGAGTCCGGTAAACCATACGACGTCACCGACATGCGCAATGAGATATTTGATTTCGCTTTGCGGTCGACGCATTGGTCGGATTATTGCATCGTTCTGGTGAACGAGATGAAGTTCAAGTCCGATGATATTCCGAAGGGAAGTGATCCGAAGAACGCCGATATTCTCACCTTCTTCGATGTCGAGGTCTTTCCGAACCTCTTCATGGTCTGCTTCATGAAGAGCGATTCAGACGTCGTCAAGACATGGATCAATCCTCCGAGGCAGAACATTATGACGCTGCTCGATGAGAATCTGGTGGGATTCAACAACCGCAAGTACGACAATCATATTCTCTGGGCGTGGGGCGTCATGGGATACAACAACGCCCAGCTGTATGATCTGTCGATGCGGATCGTCAGCGGAAACAAGAACGCCATGTTCGGTCAGGCATACAATGCATCCTACACGGATATTTACGACTTCTCCGCCAAGAAGCAGTCGTTGAAGAAGTGGGAGATCGAATTGGGTATCGACCATCACGAGCTCGGCATGCCATGGGACCAACCGGTTCCAGAGGACAAATGGCCGTTGGTGCAATCATATTGCGAGGATGACGTCAGAGCCACCAAGGCCGTGTTCGAACACCTCAAGGAGGATTTCACAGCACGACAGATGCTGGCCATGCTCAGTGGCCTGACAGTCAACGACACCACCAACACCCATACCGCCAAGATCATATTCGGGAACAACAAGCATCCGCAGTCAGAATTCAATTTCACCGACCTTTCGGATATGTTCCCGGGATACACCTTCGACCGATACGCGCCAAAGGACAAGAAGTCCCAATACATGGGCGAGTATCCTGGAGAAGGCGGCTATGTCTGGGTGTATGGCATGGAGAATGGTAATGTCGATCGGGATTACAAGGATATTCTACATCCATGGGAGGTAAAAAACAATGGGTAAGGTTTCGAGCTCCGAATCACCGGTTCGGTTCGTCAATGAAAACAAATACAAGCATCCATCACACATCAACGGAAGTTATCTATCACGATTGTTCCTTCACGGATATTTGATGGCACTTGGTATCGACAGCACAAAGCCAGATCCGAAGAAACGAGCTTTCTATGCTGAAGGACTCGACGAAATCGATCTTATGAAACTTGTTGACGCCTATAACCATCATCTTGAAGGTGATGATGAACCGCTGAAGATATTTGGAAAGGAGCATGCACAATGGGAAACGCATGGCCCATCTTCGGATCGTGTATCGGGCTGATCATCGCGATTGTGATTCTCGTCTTATTTGTTCATGGGGAGCGACGATAGATGGTAGAGAAAGAGGAACATCTCGGAGGAATGTTCGGCAATGTCGGACTGCTTGACGTCTCATCTATGCACCCTAGTTCGATCGTTGCTATGAATCTCTTCGGTCCATATACTGAACGGTTCGACGCCATCCGACAGGCCCGTATCGCCATCAAGCATAAGGACTTCGATCGATGCCTTGATATTTTCAGGAAATTCGTTCCAGAGGAACGTATCAAGGATCTTGAACCCGTACTCAAGGGCGAGGATTCCAAGGCGCTGGCTCAGGCTCTGAAGATCGCCATCAACGCGGTCTACGGCCTGACCAGCGCCTCGTTCCCCACCCGGTTCAACGATGCGGCCAATCCGAACAACCGCAATCTCGACAACAAAGTCGCCAAACGAGGCGCCTTGTTCATGGTCACGCTCAAGCACAAGGTACAGGAGCTCGGATACACCGTGGTCCACATCAAAACCGATTCGATCAAAATTGCTGATGTAGACCGCGATATCATCGACTTCGTTATGGCAATGGGCAAGCAATACGGATACAACTTCGAATTGGAGTCCATTTATGACAAGATGTGCATCGTCAACAAGTCCACCTACATCGCTCATTCAGCCTACGGCGAGCACTGTGGCGAGTGGACCGCTACTGGGTTGCAGTTCCAAGTTCCTTATGTCTTTAAGACCCTGTTTACCAAAGAGCCAGTCGGTCTGGAGGATTTCCGAGAGACTAAATCGGCTCAGTCTAATATTTTCCTCGATTTCAACGAGGGACTTGAACCGGATGAGCATAATTACAGCTTTGTTGGTAAGGTTTCGGCCTTTTCCCCCGTCAAAGCGGGATGCGGAGGAGGCCTACTGGTACGTGAGAACAACAGAGGCGGTTACGATGCGGTGTCTGGAACAAAAGGGTATCGCTGGAAGGAATATTCGGTCATCCGAGACAATGGCCTTTCTTCAGAGATTGACCGACAATATTATGAGCGATTGGCCGATGATGCCATCGACACCATCGAACAATACGGATCGTACGAATGGCTGATCGACGAGAGTAGTCCATATTCCTCGCCGAATCCGGCATCGAACGATCTCATGAAGGAGCTGGCTGCATGACCTGGCCTGAGGCGATCATCGTTATATTTCTGGTCGCTCTCATGCTGGTCATCAGCTGGTTCTGCGATCACCATCATTTCTAAACACTATAAAAAGGAGTTCATCCATGAGTATCAATTTTATTTTCGGACTGATTCTAGCCATGGTCGTCGGAACGATCGTCAGTTATCTGGTGATCCAAGGAGCTGACTTTTTAATCAGTTATATTCGCAAGAATAATTTCTGCAAAAGCGACACCTATCTCAAGGATTGGCGTATCGTTGACTTTGATCCAGATATTCCTGCGGTTCAGATCAATGCCGAGGAGTTCACCGATGATGAAGTGATTCTCGATGCGCAGGAATACTGTAAGGATGATAATCGAATCGTCTTCATCATGGTCAAAACCGCTGATAAGGCGAATCTGGTGACTAGGAACGGTGTGCTTGACGTCACTGATATTTACAAAACGTTCCACAAGGAGGAGAACAATGAGCCGGAAGATGAAGACACTGATCGGACTGACGATCGCGACGACAATGATTCTTCTGATGAAGATCGTCAGTAACATCGCCTGGATCCGAAACCATATTCTCAAGGTGCATGACGAATATGACAAGCTCCGCAGAATCAGCGATGATATTTACACTCAGGGGCTGAGGATCACGGAATCGATCAACGAACTCGGTTACGATCCCAATGCCGAATGCGATATCGACGACGATCCGAACTTCTCATACACGGGTGATTGCAATGATTGATTTGATGAATTGTTTGATATGTCTATCAATGGTGGCCGTCGCCTTTATCGGACTCCTGGTAGACTGGTTGATCACGCCGACCGACGAATACGTCAATGACGCACCGTATCGACATCTGCTGTGGATCATCGATAATTCGCTCCATCGCGGTCGTCATGCCCGTCGATGGACGCATCCGACCATCTGGTGGGCGAACTATCCGCGACGGAAACATATTCTATAATGAAGAGTTATAGTATATGAAAGGAGTCCACCATGGACAAGAAAAATATGTTCAACATCGCCAGTGTGGTTATCGCAGCTGCATCCGGTGCGATCTCGATCGCCTTCGCCTATAAGGAATATAAGGCGACTCTCAACGATCACGAACGCATCGAGCATCTGGAGGATACCGTAAAGTGGATGGTCCAGAACGATCTCAATCTCCAGAAGGAATCCGATCAGAGCAAGAACTGATCAACATTATAGGCCCGTGCATCAACGCATGGGCCTATATTTTTATGAAAGGAGCAAACCATGAAACAGCGCACCATTGACACTGCCCGAGAGGCGAGACTCTGGATCAGGGACATCATCGTCCCTGCGGTCGGAGTCATCGCGTTCGTCGCGCTCAACACAGGAGCCAACGAACGGTTCAGGTCCGTGATGGATCATATTCGCAACAGGAAGCCGGGCCGGCCGTGAAAGAAAACGAACTCAACGAACTCATGGGATGCGACTGCGACTACGATATTCGCCCCCATGATGTATTTTTCAAGGACCATAGGATCGTTGCCGTGTTCATTTGCACTGGTTGCGGACGGCAGGTGATGGTCGAAGGTCCCATTGAAACCATCTACGACATCACCGTAACCCGACATAAACGCAAGGATTGATCATGGACTTCAACATTCATATTTCACCGAAATTCCGCAAATCAAAGAAGGAGACCACCATGGAGGACAAGACCATCAACGTCAACGACGAAATCAACAAGGCGGGAAGCACTGTCATGGACTTCATCGAACAACATCCGGAATCGCTGATCATCGCCGCCGGTGCCATTTTCTACGTCGGATACAACATCGGACGCAACAAGTCGATGATGGATGTCATGCGCATCGCCGCCATGAGTGATTGATTCGCGACAAGGTCATCGCTTATAATGAAGGATATTCATAGGAAAGGAACAACGATGACTATTGAACTGCTCGACTATCAGGTCGTGGCCCTCATCCTGATCGGCGCATGCATCGGTTCACTCGTCTGGTATATTCTCGATCTCAGGTCCGAACACAAGGACATGAGCCGAAGGGAATTCGCCAAGCGGGTGTTCCGTGAATTCGCCGGTCTCGGATTCGAAGACCGCGTCGTGAAGTCCGACAATCATAGAATCAATCTCGACTGATTTGTCCATTAAACCATATGGGCCTGTGCGACCGACGCATGGGCCTATATTTTTCAGAAAGGATTGTCAATGATCCAATTCCCGCCAATGGAAACCTTCGACGACGGTGAACTCGACGATGGCAAGAAGCTGGCGAAGAAGGTGCTGGAGGAATCGGCCGAACTGATGGTCGCTTCGCAGCACGATACGCGTGAGCACATGCTGGATGAGTTCGCCGACGTCCTCCAGACGCTGGCGAACTTCTACAAGTACTCGGGCATCACTGATGCGGAGATTGTATCGGCGATCGAGCGATGCAACGAAAAGAACATCGCGCGAGGCCGGATGACCGATCCGAGACCGTTCGTCGATCGAGTGACCACATTCGCCGTAAAGTGATATTTTCCAACCAAACCAACGAAAGGAACAGAACAATGGCAGTCGAAAAGTACGTGGATTCCCGTGGTCGTGTATCGTACCGCATTCGTGGGGCGAAACTCATCTATCCGAACTTCGCCGGCACCGGTGGCCAGTTCAACGACGAGGGCAACCGAAACTTCAACATCGAGCTGACTCAGGACGAATTCGATTTCCTGACTGACGAGGGGTTCCGTCCCCGCATGCGCGAGAAGATCGACGCCGACCCCCAGCTCCTGCTCAAGGTCAACGTCAAGTTCAAGGATGAGCCGGCCGATACGAGGAATCCGAAGATCCTGTTCAAGACCCAGTACGGCAACAAGCGCCTGTGGGCCGAACACAAGAAGGCCGTGGTCAACGGTGAGGAGATCGACTTCAGCCCGGTTGATATTCTGGACTGGGCTGACATCGAGAATGTCAATCTGTCGTTTTCCGCATACCGCGGTAAGATGTCGGATCACAACACCGCATATTTGCAGATGCTCATCGCAACCAAGCATGAGGATCCGTTCGAGGACGAGTTCTATGACAATGACGAACCGGATACGGCTCTCAACACCATGACCTTCCAGAAGGTCGATGCGGACCTGAAGTCCATCGAGTAACCGATATTTCCATCCAAGGGCATGGGCGGCGCCATCGCGCGTCGGTCATGCCCTCTTATTTTTAGGAGCGTATTATGGCGCCAGCGAATGTATTCGATCGGGCAAGACGATATCTTGGATGCCACCCAAACGCATCGTTGCTCGTCACCGATGCATGGGAGATCACGCCGGATCATCATGAATGTGAAGTGATGTGCTGTCGATGCGAACGATCGACAGCACTTCGATATTTCCAGGAATGAGTATCGACAAATGGATAATCGCAAGCCATGGACTTTTGAACAGGAGGGCGATCGTGGACGAGATTGATTGGGAATTGTGTGGAATATACGGAATGCTCAACGCACTCGGAGGACTCTTCCTCACGTTCCTATTCTGCGTGGTGACGGATGATTGGGATGTGCCCAATATGACCATCGGCATGATCGTTGGAGGAACGTTCGCCGTGCTCAGCACCGTCGAATTCCTCTGCTGGCTATTCCATATTCCCGCATGGATCCGAAAAGGATTGACGTGGATCCGCCAGAAGACCGATCCGGAGGAGTGAATAATGCTATTGGACAGGAGTAAATGATGACCGACAAACATATTTCCGCAGGTCCGATGGTCGAAATCCATGACGCGGACTTCGAAGCCATCCGCAAGGAACTGCATGACGAGCACAAGCTTCATTGCGAATCGGAATATGATCCGTATATTTGGATCGATACGACCCATGCATGGAGCGATGGACGCAACATTTATGTCAATGCTGAATGCCAGAACTGCATGAAGGGATCGGATCGGACGCCAGTCAGGGAAGACCCGAAGTTCCATATTCAGGCCAAAACGACCAGAAAGAGGCGCACGAATGATCGGTCTCATTGACGCTATAATCACCGTTTTCTCGGCCCTTCTGGTCATGCCCATAGTTTTAATCGTTTCGATCGCGTTCGCCTCTCTACGGGCCCTTAAAATGCCTCACAAGGCCAAAAATCGGCGCATCCAGAATCTACAAGGCCGACATATTCGGAGGTAAGCATGAATCCAGACATGAAACCCACGATCTGGCAATACGCACGACGAAAATTTATCGATTGCCAGTGTCTCTGCGTGCTCACTACGAGCATGCCGATCGTCAGGGACGGATGGGTCAGTTATATGGCCATCTGTCCGGAATGCAATGAACGAAAGCATATTCGCACGAAGGTCGAGGATGTGGATCTCGATCGTCTCTATCTGAAAGTGGGTGAATAATGCCAACTCCTGATCAATTCCGAGCCGCACGAACACTGCTCGGTCTTACGCAGTATCGCTGTCGAGAGATGATGGGCATCAGTACTCAGGCAATACGCGACATCGAGAGCATCTACGGCAAGCATCAGCCCGAGCGTCCATACGCCCAGTACTACAACCTCTGGCTGCGCGAGTACGCCAGGATGGTCAAACCGGAGCTGCTCGGCGTCGTGGACAACATTCTTGGCAACGACAACTTTGCCAGAATGTTCCGTGTGGTCGAGCCGACGCTTCGCGCCGAGAATCGAACCGTGATCGATGAACTCGACTTGACGTTCCCCACGACGGCGGCCTGCGCGCGATGGCTTGTCGAACACGGGCATAGCAACGGACGTGTGGAGAACGTAGCCCAACGAATCAGGGATGCCATTAATGGTACGGCATCCCCAACCTATCTCGGGTTCACGTACCATTACGACAATCCGCCACAAAACGAAACCACATTGGATATTTAGGAGTAATCATGAAGAGTAAATGGATCGACGCGTTACGGCTGATTATCCTGATCTTTGCGATCATCAGCATGGCGTCATCGTGTTTCATATTTGGTTTGTCCTATGGCAGGAACCATACAGATGAGGTTGTCTGGCAGGGTACGATCCAACTCAACGACACCCGTCGAGTCCCCTGTGTCGCCACGGGCTATGGCATGTCTTGTGATTGGCTCCATGCCGATGGAACCGATGCTCATATTTCTGGCGAAGGAACAACCCAATGAAATACTATGATATTCCCGATGAAGCGACATGGAACTCGGTCGTCGGATCTCTCGGCGAGATACGGATTCGCGAGATCGTGGTCGACGTTCGATATCACGAGCACTGCGTCACCGGCGATACGGCATCGAATCCTGATGAACTGATCATATTCTGCATCAGAGATGACGGTATATTCGCCAATCTCCTCAAGGCCACGCTCAAATCCTCCGAGGAGGTAAGCGAGTAATGGCCGTTACGCTGGAACCGTTTCAGGAACGGGCGCTGAGCCAACTGCGATCCGGAAACGTTCTGGTCGGCGAGGTCGGGTCCGGCAAATCGATCGTGGCCATCATGTGGTGGCTTCGGACGTGCTGCCGGACCCGTTCGGGCGAGTCGGGAAGCGGCAGGACTCTTATGCCGCTCAAGGGCTCGCCCGATCTGCTCATCATCACCGAGGCGAAGAAGCGCGATAAGGCCGAATGGGGCGAGGATCTCGTCAAATTCGGCCTGCATATCGGGACGAACAAGCCGTCGGGCGTGGAGATCGCCGTGGATAGCTGGCAGCGCATCAAGGCCTATCACGACTTCCATGGTGTGATCATATTCGATGAGCAGCATGCCACCGGAACGGGCGTCTGGAGCAAGGAATTCATCCATATAGCCAAGGCTCAGGGAAATCGATGGATTCTGCTGTCGGCGACCCCTGCTGATTCCTACGAGGATCTCATTCCCATATTCGTGGCGAATGGGTTCTACAAGAACAAGACGCAATTCATGACCATGCACGCCGTGTATGATCGATGGGCGAAATATCCGAAGGTCAACGACTGGAGGCATACTGATATTCTGGAGAAGCTCAAACGACGGATCATGGTGCCAATGAAGCGTCCGAAAGACCGTGGTCCAAGCCGCAATCCCGTCTACCAGATCGTTGTGGACTACGACAAACAGGCCCTGAAGACCCTGAGAAGGGAACGGAAGGATCCATGGACCGGAGAGCCGCTCAAGAACGTATCGCAGTACTGCTTCGCCCAGAGAAAGCTGGTGAATTCGGATCCGAGCCGGATCAGGGAGACGATGGATATCTGCATCCATCATCCGAGGATCGTGATATTCTACAACTACGATTTCGAACTGGAGGAGCTGCTGAGCCTGCGGAGGCGGACGGGCATTCCGGTGTATCAGTACAACGGGCATCGTCACGACGATATTCCGAAGGACGGTGATTGGATCTATCTGGTGAACTACGGATCGGGAGCCGCAGGGTGGAACTGCACGCAGACCGACACCATGCTGTTCTATTCGCTCAACTACTCCTATCGGATCATGGAGCAGGCGGCGGGGCGCATCGACAGGATCAACTCGCCGTTCAAGGAACTCAACTATTATATTCTGCGCAGCTTCGCGCCAATTGATTCGGCGATCCTGAGGGCGCTTGCGAACAAGGAGACCTTCAACGAGCGGACGTTCGCCTCGAAGGATATTTCCGGGAAGGAGGATTAGGATGACCTATGTGATGGATGGAGGCGATCCGGACAAGATCGACGTCTATGATCTGGCAAGACAAATGAGCCCATGCGACTGCGATTCGGAGGTTCCGATCGCTGTTCAGATCGAGGCATCGGGGAGACCATTGCGTGATTTTTACGGCAATGAGGTTCCTTTCGAACTCGGGACGTATTGCATACGGTGCCAGAAGAGAGGTCTTGTGCGGGCATATTTCGACGATCTGGTTCAGATTCCGCCAAGTGCGATGGTTCAGATTCGGTCGATCATGCCGTGCGAGCACTATCATTCGTGGGAGATCACGGCTGCTTTACGCAGGAAGGGAGATCGGTTGGCCGCATATTCACGCGTCCAACGCCTTCATCTGCTCTATTGTCGGACATGCAGAAGGGTCTATAGGATCCCGTTGGCATACGATCTCGCGGTGTTTCGGGCATGATAACGAGGCAAAAGTATGCAGGAATGAAGGCCGCCTGCATACTTTTTATGCCCGAACCTGCATACTTTTTTTAAAACTATGCAGGTTTGGACCTGCATACTTTTGGTGTAAACTATGCAGGTTTTCCGGAAAAGTATGCAGAAAAACCTGCATACTTTTTTGAGGGTCAATGTGCCCTGAGGCCTTGGAATCATTGGGTTTTCGGGGTGCCTGCATACTTTCGCGCGTTTTTTCTTTTTTCTTATTTATTTAAAAAGAAAAAAAAAGTAATAATACAAAGAAAACGCTGGCGAAAAAAACGCGCGCATAAAAGTTTAGCTATAAAAGTTTAGTGATTTAGAAAGGAGAAGTCAACGTGGCTCGTCGGAATTCAATCGGAGGATCGGTCTACGTTTATGAACTTGATGAAACGTTTGAAGACCCATTCGCGCTCGCTGAGCGTTATCGATCCGATATTCTCGATGTTGTCCATACGTTGCAAGGACAACAATCAACATTCTATGGCATGCATCTCGAATGGAAGAACAACATTCGTCCATATTTGTGGAAACCGATCATGATTACAGAGACCGGAGAGATATTTCCGAGCATGACTCATCTTGCCTATCGGTTCCATATCACCAAAGGTCGGATTTCACAGATCATGAAGGAAGACGTTCCGATGATCAATGGTCAGCATCTCACATACGTAAAGGAGTAACACATGTCACATCATGACAAGAACCAGGAAGTCTATATTTATGAACTCAACGAGATCCATCCGTCTCCAGAGCGGGTGGCCATTTTCCTCGAAACGAGCATCGACGATGTCCTGAAGGCGCTTGCGCATCCCAGAAACCATGGCGTATGTCGTGGCTATCATATTTGCTGGAACGACGCTCGTAACATCAAGGCCTATAAACCGGTTCGCATCATTGAGAAGGATCTCATATTTCCCAGCGTGACCCACATGGCCTTCTATTATGGATGTAAGGATCAGGAGATCTACGATGCGCTCAAGCGATCTGATGGATTCTGGTATGGATGGCATCTCGAGCATGTCGATGGCGTACCGGAACCGACCTATGTCGAGTAGGTTCGTCATCGCGACAAAAACATCGCACAAAGAGGTAAGAGTGGGGAAGAGTTTGCCTTATTTTCTTAGCAATCTTTTCTAGGGCGATCAATTCCCCGCTCTTATTTTTCTCTGTCGAAAGGAGAATCATGAGTCTGGAACGCGACTTCCAACGAAAGGTCATCAAGGAGATCGGCAAACGTCTTCCAGGATCGCGTGTGCTGAAGAACGATCCCAACTATATTCAGGGAATCCCCGATCTTCTCGTTTTGTATAAGGATCGATGGGCCGCCCTTGAGGTCAAGAAGAGTGCTGACGCTAAGCATCAGCCGAATCAGGATGATTACGTGGCACAGATGAATGCTGACTCGTTTGCGGCGTTCATCTATCCCGAGAACGAGGAATATATTCTCGACAAGCTTCAACAGCACATGACCAAGTCCCATATTTCTACGGAGGTTGCAGCATGATGCATTTCAATGATCATCACAATCTTGAAGGCCTTCACGCCTTCATGGGAGCCAGCAAGCATTCCTGGCTCCGTTACGATGACGATCATATGGCCGATATGTTCCGATCGTCCCTTGCGGCGCAACGTGGAACCGAGTTACATGCTCTCGCGGCCGATCTCAACAAACATCGTGTGGCCCTGCCCAAGACCCATCTGACGTTGAACGACTTCGTCAATGACGGCCTGCACTATCGCATGTCGCCCGAAGTGGTGTTATATTTCTCACCGAATTGTTTCGGCACCGCAGACCTCATTGGATACGACGACAAGAAGAAGCTGTTGCGCATCTTCGACCTCAAGACCGGGAGCGGCGAAGTCAAGCACTTCGATCAGCTGTATATTTATGCGTCGCTGTTCTGTCTTGAATACAAAATCAAGCCGATGAACCTCCAGTTCGACCTTCGTCTCTATCAGAACGATCACATCAAGATCGCCACCAACGCCGATCCCAAGTACATCAACCTCGGACCGAACGCTGATATTTACGAAGAGGTCAGCCCGGATGAGATCGCCCACATCATGGATCGAATCCAGCACTTCGATCAATTGATCAACAAGCTGCGTGCCGAGGAATCGGAGCAGTGGTGATGATATTTTCAGGAAAGGTGGCGTCATGGTCGTGTTGATGGAAGACGAGTCCAACTCGTTGTCTCACATCGGCGTCAAGCGCCGTTCCGGAAGGTACCCGTATGGTAGTGGCGAGGACCCTTACCAGCACGAGGACTTCTACAAGCGATATTTGGATCTCAAGAACTCCGGTCTCACGGAGAAAGAGATCGCCGATTCCATGGGAATCAATACAACAAAGCTTCGTGCTCGTAGGACCATTGCCTATAACGAGCAGCTTGCCCAGCGTCAGCATCGCGCCTACGAACTGAAGCAGAAGGGATATTCCAACACCAAGATCGGTGAGATCATGGGCGTGAACGAATCCACGGTTCGATCCCTTCTTAATCCTTCGAGTCGTGCTCGAGCCAATGCATCGACCATCATCGCCAACAATCTCAAGGAGACCATCGGTAAGGACGGAGCCGTCGACATCGGTAAAGGCGTTGAGCAGTATCTGGGCTATTCTCAGGACAAGCTCAAGGTTGCCGTGGCCATGCTTGAGGAGGAAGGCTACACCACCCATTATATTTACACCAAGATGGGCGGTCCGAATCACACCACGGTCAAGGTCCTTGCCGCTCCTGGTGTGACTGTTCGAGATCTGGTCAATGACCGAAGCAAGATCAAGAATATCGGTATGTCCCTTGACGAGCCTCACGAAGGTGGCGTCGGAATCAAGAAGCCGGTATCCCTCGATTCCAAGCGTCTTGGTGTTGTGTACGCCGAGGACGGAGGAACCGAACGTGATGGCGTCATGCTTATTCGTCCGGGAGCAGCTGATCTCGAACTTGGCGGTTCTCATTACGCACAGGTCCGCATCAACGTTGACAACAGTCATTACCTCAAAGGTATGGCCATGTACGGTGATCCGGATCAGTTCCCGGATGGTGTAGACATCATATTCAACACGAACAAGAAGCGTGGAACCCCGATCGAGGGAACCGGCGATAATTCGGTATTGAAGCCGCTCAAGCGACTGACCAATCCGGATGGAACGAAAGGCGATGTCGATTGGAGCAATCCATTCGGCGCCACCATCGATCCCATCAAGGGTCAGTATGAGTACGACGATCCAAAGACCGGGAAGAAGAAGCAGTCGTTGATCAATAAGGTCAATGATGAAGGCGACTGGGATGACTGGTCGAGAAGCCTTCCTTCCCAGATGCTTTCCAAGCAGGATATTTCTTTGGCCAAACGTCAACTCGGTATCGACCTTGATCGTCGTCAGCGAGACTACGATGAGATCATGGCGTTGGATAATCCAGTAGTCAAGGCCAATCTGCTCAAGTCATTTTCTGATGAGTGCGATTCAGCGGCAATTCATATGAAGGCCGCGGCGATGCCTCGTCAGAGGACTCAGGTTATTTTGCCGATCCCTTCCTTGAAGGACAATGAGATCTACGCTCCGAACTTCAGACCTGGCGAGAAGGTGATTCTTATTCGCTTCCCGCATGGTGGAAAGTTCGAAATTCCTGAGCTCACGGTCAACAATAACAACAAGGAAGCCCGGGCGGCTCTTAGCGGATCCAAGGATTGCGTCGGTATCAATGCCAAGGTGGCCGAACGACTCTCTGGCGCCGATTTTGATGGCGATAACGTTCTGGTTATTCCAAACAACCGAGGCGAGATCAAGACTCGATCCGCTCTTGAAGGTCTGAAGAACTTCGATCCCAAGACTGCATATCCTAAGTATGAAGGTATGCGAGTCATGACGAAGCGTGAAAAGGGAAGAGAGATGGGCATCGTCTCCAACCTTATTACGGACATGACCATCAAGGGTGCTCCTTGGGAGGATATTGAGAAGGCGGTCCGCCATTCGATGGTGGTCATCGATGCTGAGAAGCACGAGCTGAACTGGAAACAGTCCGAACGTGACAATCAGATCGATCTTCTCAAGCAGAAGTGGCAGAGCCGAGGAAACGGAAAATATGGTGGAGCATCCACTCTTATTTCCAGATCCACGTCTACCGAACGCGTTCCTGAACGCAAGCTTCGTTCGGCCAAGGAAGGCGGATGGATTGATCCTGAAACAGGTGAGAAGGTCTACGTCGAAACCGGTCGAGAGAAAGTCGTTCCCGCCAAGAAGGACAAGGACGGAAAGGTTATTTCTTGGAAGAAGGTTCCAGCCGAATCGGTAACGGTGAAGATGGACCTTGCCAAGGATGCCTACGAACTTTCGTCCGGAACGGCGATGGAAGGCGTCTATGCTGACTACGCAAATTCTCTGAAGTCCCTGGCAAACCAAGCCCGAAAATCGTATTTGAATTCTGGTTCGTTCAAGTATGATCCCCAAGCTGCAAAAACATACTCATCAGAGGTCAGTTCCTTGAAAGCCAAACTCAATACGGCTCTCAAGAATGCTCCTTTGGAACGCAAGGCCGAGCTTCTTTCGGACAGTTTGTACGAAGCCAAGAAGGCGGCTCGTCCGGAATATGAAAAGGACGATCTGAAAAAGCTTTCCAACAGGTGCCTTAATGAGGCCCGTATTACAGTGGGCGCCAAGAAGCAATTGGTCGACATCACTGATAAGGAATGGGAAGCCATTCAGCATAGGGCCGTCAGCAAGAATACCCTTCAGCAGATCCTGCAAAACGCGGATCCTGACAGAGTCAAGCAATTGGCCACTCCGAAACAGGGTGTTGCTATGTCGGCGTCCCTCATTGCTAGGGCAAGATCCATGCTCAATCGTGGTTACACACAGGCTGAAGTAGCCGATAGACTTGGCGTATCAATAGATACACTGAAGCGTAATGTGACTACTAAGACTAAGGTGGCAGACAATGGCTAGTACCAAAGACTATCTGCTTACCACGATTGACAACCCATACAACCCATGGACCAATTGGGATCAATGGTATGACTATGATCAGCGTATGGGCTATTGCACATGCTCCTATCTAGCACGCATCATGTCAGTCACTGATGTGATGACTGATGTCGAACTAGATCGTGAGTATGAGTTTGCAATGGACGAGATCATCGAGTACGATGTGATCGGTCAATACGCAAAGATCAAGAAGAATGATCCTACACCAATGGGAAAATTCAACTGAAAAGCACCGATTTCGTTGCGATCTCTCACTCTTCACCGATAAAATGATATGATTCGAGCCAAGGAGTCATATCATTTTGATGGAGGGGGAGGGGTCGCGACGAACCGGCACCCTCCCGCATCGCCCGGCTCCTCATTTTTTCCCCGACGGGATATTTTTCGAGAAGTCGATTACCCAGACCACGTGTTTTGGAGCTTCAAATGGGAGTGCCGCTTGGGTCCGAAGCAAAATTCCTCGCTCATGGCGGTTGCGAAAACCGGAGGAAACTCCTTTCGATATTAGGGACAACCATTCGGTGCTCTCTTTTGGAGAACCAAAACCAATCAGAACTCTTCGAAACCATTACAGAACTGGAGGCGATATTTCATGGGGCGACGTAAGAAGCTCGATGGATCGTCTTCCCCTCAGTTCTCGCCCGCTTCCAACCCTGAGGAACGCGAGAATCAGATGATTTCGCTCGCCGTCAACCTTGCCGAGCAACAACTTCGCGAGGGGACGGCTTCATCTCAGGTCATCGTGCATTATCTCAAGCTTGCTTCGACTCGAAACAAGCTTGAAGAGGAGAAGATCAAGTACGAGACGGCCATGCTTCAGGCCAAGAAGGATGCACTGAACAAATCTGGTCAGCTCCAGGAGCTCATGGCCAATGCTTTGGAGGCATTCCGTTCATATTCCGGAAACTCGGGAGAAGGTGAGGTATCCGATGGTCGATGAACTATATCACTTCGGTGTAAAAGGCATGAAGTGGGGCGTTCGAAGGTATCAGAACGAAGATGGATCACTTACCTCGCTCGGTAAGAAGCGCAATAAGATGCTTTCTGATCGGAAAGTCGCAAAAAAGGAACTCAACCACTCCCAATATCGTTAACGCGGAATATTCCCGTCGCGAATTTGAAAACGCCAAGACTCGATTGAAACTCGAGAATCAAAAGAAAAAGTCAAAGCGTCAGCAGGATCTTGAGAAAAAGTATCTGAAGCAAGGATTCACCAAGGACGAGGCCGAGATCAAAGCTTATAATCGAGCTAAGACAGAAACAATCCTTAAGGTTGCCGGAGGTATTGCTTTAGCATCCGCAGCGGCCTATGTTGCGTACAAGCATTATGATAAAGTAACCGATCGGGTATTCGAAAAGGGAAGCAAGATCGGTCGTTTGACGAACGACGGATCGGAACCGACCAATAGGGCGTTTTATGGCTTCGTCAACAAGCATGACAAAGATCGGTATGAAGGTCTTTATGGCAAGACGCTTGGTGCGAATGGAACCGTGTATCGTAAGGCCATGCGAGCCGCTGGCGATATTAATATTGCCTCCCCTGAATCCGCTCGAAAGGTTCTTAAGAACATGTTTGACACTGATAAGCAAACTTTTGATACTTTTAAGAGGAACATAGACGTGTTGGCCTCCGTGGTTCCTCCTACAACGAAGCAAGGACGACTTTGGCATAAGGCCAAACGGGAACTCGATTCCGGAAAGATCGGTGATAACACCTATAAGGCATTTAACATCGCACTTGTTTTACACACACAAGAGCAACAGCCGATCAATGATAAATTCTATTCGGCTATGAAGAAGGCCGGATATGGTGCGATCCGCGATGTGAACGATAAAGAGAATTCCGGATATTTTGCCAGGAATCCGTTGATTGTATTCGATACCGATAAGATCGACGTTGAGGGATTCACGAAGCTCGGAAGCGATCATATCGATTCCATGTTCGCTAAAGAGCAGGGAAAGGTCGCTGCTCATGCGTTGGCAAACGAGTTCGGTCCGATCGGAGCCGTATTTGCGGCTTCCATGGGAGCGATGAAACTCGTTAAGCGATCCAACGAGACAAAGTTCGTTGAAAACTATCGCAAACAACATCCTGAAAGCACATTGTCCAATAATGAAATTCTGAAGATGAGAGATCGGATTGTCTATGCTTAACGATACCGAGATCAAAGATCTATGTGTTAACCGTCATATGATCACACCATTCGATGAGGCGAATCTTCAGCCGTGCAGTTACGACGTCACGCTCTCTAAGAGTATCGTGCGATATTTCGGTCGAGGTGAGATCAATGCCATGGATTACACACTCCATGATCTGGAGTATATTCGTTTCTCCATGAATGATGAAGGTTTCGTCCTTGATCCGAATGAATTCATCCTCGGATCGACGAATGAGGGCGTGACCATTCCGAAGAACATCGCGGCGCGCTTCGAAGGCAAGTCGTCACTCGGTCGTCTTGGACTCGCCACTCATGTGACTGCGGGATTCATTGATCCTGGGTTCACCGGTGACATTACTCTTGAGATCAAGAACCTCAACAACCATCCCATTCGTATATTTGCCGGTATGAGGATCGGTCAGCTGTGTTTCTTTGACCTCCATGATGTCGATCGAGCATACGGATCTGCCGGTCTTGGATCCCATTACCAGAATCAATCGGGTCCAACGACAAGTTGGCAATAGCAGCTATGGAGTAAACAATGAATTATCAAATGATTGAATACGCAGTTCGTCGTTACATTGATGAAAAGAAGTTGTTTGATGGACGAAAGGATTACCACCTGTCTATAAAGACCGGAGGGTATATTCGAGGAGACTTCTTCGCGTTCGTTGTAACTGATCTGTCGGATGATAATCGAATTTATGAAGTTACAAGTTTGACGAACCAGAAGTCAATTGCTGTAACTAGTTACATTCAAGAGAATTCCGATCCGTTCTTTGTGTAACAGATGAAGGAGATTTAAAATGGTATTTTTTTTTCAGATGATGAACTTTATCACTATGGCGTTAAAGGCATGAAGTGGGGCGTACGACGAGCTCGAAAGAAGTATTCCAATAAGGCTCTTCGTCAGTATAATGCGAATCAGAGGAACGCCAAAAGTCTCAAGAGAGATCTTGATTCGAACCTTGATTCCTCAACCGGTCTGAAACTGGATTCCGAGACACGGAGTGCCTACCAACATGAGTACAACAGAGCTGTGGAAACCGGACGGCAATGGCTTCAGACGAGACAGGATATTTTGCACATGCCGGTGAATTCCACCACGGTTTCCGACATCAAGAACCGATACGATAAGACTCGTCGCGGAAACGTGTATTATCCTTTCGCGTGAACGACAAGGAGGAACCATGACCCTATCGAACACAGCCGTTCCTAAATACTACGGTCAATTTCGTGATAGGGTCGTGGCCGGAGAGATCCCGGTATGTCATGAGATCGAGATGGAGATGAACCGAATCGATGATCTCATCCGCAATCCTGGGATCTATTACGACTCCGATAAGGTCGAAGGATGGGTACATTTCTGCGAGAAGGAACTCACCCTGACCGACGGATCTCCGGTTCATCTTCTCGATAGTTTCAAACTCTGGGGCGAGCAAATATTTGGTTGGTACTACTTCGTCGAACGATCGGTCTATATTCCGAATCCGCATGGAGGCGTCGGTCATTACGAGAACCGTAGAATCTGCAAGCGCCTGATCAACAAGCTATATTTGATCGTCGCACGTGGCGCAGCCAAGACCATGTTCGCCGAATTCGTCCAGGCGTATTTCCTCATCATGGATACATCGACGACCTCGCAGATCGTTGTGGCCCCGACGATGAAGCAGGCCGAGGAAACCATGGCGCCGTTCCGAACCGCCATCATCAGGTCGCCCGGTCCGTTGATTAAGTTCCTGTCCGAAGGCTCGCTTCCCGGCAACGGACCGAAATCTACTCAGGCCAAGCTCGCCTCGACCAAGAAGGGCATAGAGAATTTCCTCACCGGTTCGTTGCTTGAGGTCAGACCGATGTCAATCGACAAGCTCCAGGGTCTTCGTCCAAAGGTATCTACCGTTGACGAATGGCTGTCCGGCGATATTCGTGAGGATGTCATCGGCGCCATCGAACAGGGCGCGTCAAAGCTCGACGACTATCTCATCGTGGCGACCTCGTCCGAAGGTACAGTCCGAAACTCCGTCGGCGACACCATCAAGATGGAGCTGATGGACATTCTCAAAGGGGAATACGTCAATCCCCATGTGGCCATATTCTATTATCGGCTTGACGATACCAAGGAAGTCGCCAATCCGGATATGTGGGTCAAGGCAAATCCTAATCTTGGACAAACGGTTACCTATGAGACCTATCAGCTTGACGTCGAACGTGCAGAGAAGGCTCCCGCCACTCGCAATGATATTCTGGCGAAGCGATTCGGCATTCCGATGGAGGGTTACACCTACTTCTTCACCTATGAAGAGACGTTGCCGCATCGAAAGAAGGATTTCTGGGGTATGCCATGTTCTCTTGGAGCCGATCTGTCGCAGGGAGACGACTTCTGCTCGTTCACGTTCCTCTTCCCATTACCAGACGAGACCTTCGGTGTCAAGACGAGGAACTATATTTCATCATATACCATGCAGCATCTTCCTTCGGCGGCTCGTCAGAAGTACGAGGATTTCCTGAATGAGGGATCATTGTTCGTAATGGATGGTACAGTGCTCGATATGGTGCAGGTGTATGAGGATCTCGACAAGTACATCACCGAGTCGGAGTATGATGTCCGTTGCCTCGGTTACGATCCCTATAACGCCAAGGACTTCGTGGCTCGATACACCATGGACTATGGAGAGTTCGGCATCGAGAAAGTGATTCAGGGTGCCAAGACCGAATCCGTTCCGTTGGGCGAATTGAAGAAGCTGGCCGAGGATCGTCGTCTGCTCTTCGACGAGGAACTCATGTCGTTCACCATGGGTAACTGCATCGTCCTTCAGGACACGAACAACAACAAGAAGCTGTACAAGGCCAAGCGCGAGGACAAGATCGACGCCGTTGCGGCCATGATGGACGCGTTCGTCGCATACAAGAACAATCGCGACCTCTTCGACTGATTGGAGATTCAAAATGGTGGACTTTTCCGATAAGCAACGGGCCATGCTGGCCAAACGAGGTCTTGCGATGCCCGACGGTGGCTATCCCATCAGGAATCGCAAGGATCTTCGCAACGCCATTCAGGCCTATGGTCGCGGCAATAGCAAGGACGATGTTCAACGGTGGATCAAGAGGCGTGCCAAGCAACTTGACGCCGAGGACATGCTTCCAGAGAATTGGAGAACTTCGATGAATCATAGTGAAGAACTTTATCACTTCGGCGTAAAGGGCATGAAGTGGGGCGTACGTAAAAAGCGAGACAAGCCGAGCAAAGCTGAACTTAATAAACCGAACGCTAGATATGGTTCTCGCCAACGACGAATGGATCAAGTCAGTTACGGCAAGAAAGGCGTTGAGCGAATCAATCGTCGTATGAACAAAGGTCAGTCTCACTTTCGAGCTTCTACGACCGAGATGATCCAAAAGGCCGCAAAGAATTCAGTTGCGTCTTTGGCCATGGGTGGTTTGGCGATTGCATCAACCAAAGAAGGTCAAGCCATTATGAAAGTAAGTGCTGGAGTTCTTAAGAACGCAATCGGACATAGCGCCCCATATATGAATTATTTGAAAGCTCGGTATGGGGCTGGATACTCCTGGGCTTCTCCGGCGAACGAGGCTTTGAAGGCGATTGGCAATAAGATCATTGTCAATACCGTGACATCGAGGTAGGAATAATCATGACCGATGAATTGTATCACTTTGGCGTCAAAGGCATGAAGTGGGGCGTTCGACGAGCCGAGCGTAAGACTCGCAAACAGGCCCGCAAAGATGCCCAGGAAACCGCTCGATCGAAGATGTATTACGGTGAAGGAGCCGGCGTTCGCCGACGCAACATCAATTCCGTCGTCAAACAACGTTCGAAGGATCCGACCTACAAGAAGGCCTTTGACGAAGAGTACTCAAAACAGGATATGGGCAAGGCTCGTCGCGATGCCGAACGTCAGCGTAAGACCACCGATCGTGTCGAACCGATCAAGACCGGAATCGGTCGTGGTGTGAAGAAAACGGTTCGAGCAGTAGGCGCAGCGATCACATTTACTGCAACGACGGCTGCCGCGACGGCAACGGCATACTATATTTCCCATCCGGATGAAGCCAAGCGAATGGTTAACACCATTGCTAAGAAGGCATCCAGTACGGTAAATAGGGCTCGGAACGTAGCCCGTGGCGCCCAGTTCCTTCGCAAGATGGGTCTGTGATGCGATCCTATCACGAGCTCATCCGGTATTCGGATTTTCTCGACCGGTTCCATTACCTGCAATGTCACGGATCCGTCGGACGTCCGACATTCGGTTCCGAACGTTGGATGAACCAGCGGTTCTATCGATCGCCCGAATGAAAACACGTTCGTGATTTGGTGATCGCTCGGGACAATGGTTTCGATCTCGGGTGCCCCGATCATCCCATCGCCGGAAAGATCATGATCCATCACATCGAGCCGTTGACTCCGGATTTCATCGAACATGGTGACGATCTGCTGCTCGATCCGGACAATCTTATCAGTTGTTCGTTGGCGACACATAACGATCTGCACTTCGGAACCGACGAACGGGTTCGCCCATGGGTAGAACGGAAACCCAATGACACATGTCCATGGAGGTAACTTCAAAATGATGGAATTTTATCGGATTGGAGGACCGTGATGAATGAAAGTATTCTTAAGTCGATTAAAAAGGCGATTGGGCTGGATCCTGATTCATCCGATTTCGATGAGGATCTTGTCATATTCATCAATTCTGTGTTCTTCAATCTCAGACAATTGGGAGTTGGTCCCTCGGAGGGATATTCGATCACCGGAATCGAAGACACGTGGAGCGAATTCACTGATGACGATCAACTTCTTACTGGCGTAAAGCCGTATATTCAACAGAAGGTTCGTCTTCAGTTCGATCCGCCGACCAATTCGTTCCTTGAGCAGTCGATCCGGAAGAACATCGAGGAGTATGAATGGCGTCTCAACATCCAAGGGGAAGGAGGTTTCAATGAATGAGCTCTATCACTTTGGCGTCAAAGGCATGAAGTGGGGTGTCCGCAAGGATCGTAAGCGATCGGTAAGTTCCAAGCGTTCCCGATCGGACAGCAAAGATTACACGGAAAGCCGAGACCTTCTCAAGAAGTCTCCGAACAAGTTGTCCAACACCGAGCTCCGTAAGATCAATGAACGACTCAATCTCGAACAACAGTATTCGAATCTGACGACAATTCAGAAGCAGAAAGGCAACCGGTTCATCGACAAGGTTGGCAACCAGATGAAGAAGACCGCAGCCAACGAGGTGTCGAAGCAGCTGATGAATGTCGGCAAGATCGTTCTCGGAGCCGGAATCGCCTATGCGGCAAGTCGGGCCCGAGGTAACGGTCAGTCATATTCGTTCGATTTCGCCCGTAGGCAGATCGGTCGGTGATGCCTAATGAATGTTGTCACCGATGCATTGGCGCATGCGTGGAACGCGTTCGTCAATCCGTCATCCAATTTCCAGTTATCCGTCGGATATTCATCGTCACGTCGACCGGATGCCCGGGTCTTCACTCGTGGTGTCGACCGATCGATCATATCCTCGTTGTACAATCGCATCGCCATCGACGTGAGCGCCATCGAGATCAGGCATTGCCGAATCGATCAGAAGACCCAGCAGTATCTGGAGACGATCGACGACGGGCTCAATCAGTGCCTGAACATCGAGGCCAACATTGACCAGTCCGGTCGTGACTTCATCATGGACGTCGTGATGATGATGTGCGATGACGGGGCCGCGGCCATGGTTCCAATCGACACCACGGTCGACCCGATAAAATCAAATTCGTTCGATATTCAGACGATGCGTGTCGGACGGGTGGTTGAATGGTATCCACGGGCTGTGAAGTTGTCGGTATACAATGATTCTCCAAATTCCGGACAGCGTGAGGAGATCGTCATGCCGAAGCGTAAGGTGGCTATCGTCCAGAACCCGCTGTATCAGGTGATGAACGAGCCGAACTCAACGCTTCAGCGTCTGATCCGTAAGCTCAATCAGCTCGACGCCATCGACGACAAGGCCGCTTCGGGCAAACTCGATCTCATCATCCAGTTCCCATACCAGATCCGGACCGAGGAGAAGAAGCGTCAGGCCGAAATCAGGCGACAGCAGCTTGAGGATCAGCTCAAGGATTCGGCATACGGCGTTGCGTACACTGACGGCTCCGAGAAGATCACCCAGCTCAACCGAAGCCTCGACAACCACATGCTTCAGCAGATCCAGAATCTGACGACCCAGCTCTATGGTCAGCTCGGCCTTTCCGAGGCCGTGGTGAACGGCACCGCCTCTCAGGAGGAGATGCTCAATTACCATAATCGCACCTTGGAGCCGATGATCTCGGCCATCTGTGACGCGCTGAAGCGAACTTTTCTGACCAAAACCGCCCGAAGTCAAGGACAGAGCATCGAGTTCTTCCGAGATCCTTTCAGGTTGGTTCCGGTCACCGATCTGGCGAACATCGCCGCGGCATTCACGTCGAACGAGATCATGTCGTCGAACGAATTCCGTTCGATCCTTGGTTTCGCCCGTTCCGAAGAACCTCAGGCGGATCAGCTGAGGAACTCCAACATCAATCCGTTGGGGACCGACGTGACCGCGCAGCAGCCAGAATCCACAGAAGAACCAACCCAAGATTCAGCACAGCCGTCCATTCAGGATGTGCTGAACGCCCCAATGGAAGGAGACAGTCAAAATGGGGTATGATTTCAGTGGTTACGCCACTCGGAACAACATTCGTTGCTCCGACGGGCGAACCATCATGAAGGACGCCTTCGCCGATCAGGACGGTCAGAAGGTGCCGCTGGTCTACCAGCATAACCATAGCGACATCGACAACGTGCTTGGCCATGCCATTCTTGAGAACCGTGAGGACGGCGTCTATTGCTATGGCACGTTCAACAACACGCCGATGGGCCGTGACGCCAAGGAGCTCGTCAAGCACGGCGACATCACGGCATTGTCGATCTACGCGAACCATCTGACCGAGCGTAACAAGAACGTCATGCACGGTAACATCCGCGAGGTGAGCCTCGTGCTCGCCGGCGCCAATCCCGGCGCCTACATCGACAACGTCACGCTCCAGCACTCGGATGGCACTCAGGATCTGCTTGACGATGAGGCCGTGATCTACTCCGGCGAGGAGATCGTGCTCGAGCATGGTGATGAGGAAAGCGAGGATGACATGCAGCATGCCGACGATTCCAAAACGTCGACCGCTAAGACCGAGGACGATTCGTCCGCTAAAGCGTCGGACAAAACGGTCCAGCAGGTCTGGGACACTTTTACCGACAAGCAGAAGGACGCTGTATATGCTCTTATCGGCGCGGCCATTGGTGGTGCCGAGGAGAGCGTTGCGCAGTCCGATATTTCGCACGCCGATGATGAGTCTGACGATTCGTCGTCTGGCGAGACCGTTCAGGATGTCTTCGACACGCTGAACGAGGAACAGAAGAATGTCGCCTATGCTCTGATCGGCCTCGCCGTGGAGCAGGGTGATTCCGACAGTGAGGACACTGACGGAGAGAACAACAATAGCGCCTCCCATTCGGAGGAAGAAGGAGATATTATGCATATGAACGCCTTCGAACAGGCCGGTGCCGAGGATGAAGCTCCGGTCCTGTCCCACGACGACATGAAGGAATTCCTGACCGAGGCCAAGGACTACGGCTCGTTCCGTGATTATTCCGAGAAGTGGATGCAGCATGCGGGCCAGACCTATGGCATCGAGAACATCGAGGTGCTCTTCCCGGATGCGCGTCAGGTCGGTGATGAGCCGTACCTGTATAAGCGCGACACTGATTGGGTCGACGTCGTGCTCAACGGCACCCGTCACACCCCGTTCACCCGCATCAAGACCTCGTACGCCGATCTCACTGAGGAAGAGGCCCGCGCCAAGGGCTTCGCGCTTGACCGAAATAAGAACAAGCGTAAGATGGATGAGGTCTTCAAGGTCTACAAGCGTGTGACCACCCCGCAGACCATCTATAAGAAGCAGCGTCTGGACCGTGACGACGAGATCGACATTACCGATTTCAACGTGGTCAACTTCCTGTGGAACGAGATGAAGGTCATGATCCGCGAGGAGATGGCCCGCGATATTCTGATCGGCGACGGCCGCGCCGCCTCCGCCGAGGATCATGTGAACACCGAGAACGTTCGTCCGATCGTCGGTGATGACGACCTGTACGTCATCTACAACGAGGGCGAGGATCCGGCCACTGATCCGACCGCGTTCGTCGATCGCGCCCGTAAGGCGAAGGTGGGCTACATGGGTTCCGGCATGCCGACCCTGTTCCTGTCCCCGAGCCTGCACGGCGAGCTGATGGTCCAGCGCGACAAGGTCGGCCGTCGTCTGTATGATACCGACGCCTCGCTGGCCGCGGCCATGGGTGTTTCCGCCATCGTCGAGGTCCCCGTGCTTGAGGGCTTCTATTACGGCGAGACCGGTTCGGAGGAGTACGTCGACGGCGTGATGGTGAATCTGCGTGACTACACCATCGGCACCGATCGCGGCGGCGAGCTGACCCAGTTCTCCGACTTCGACATCGACTACAACCAGCACAAGTACCTTATCGAGGCCCGCCTGTCCGGCGCGCTGACCATGCCGAAGTCCGCGATCGTGCTGACCCACCCAAAAGCGTGAGCCCGTCGGGTCCGACCGTTCTGGTCGAGCCTGTGGCGGGCACCGAGACCAAGTATGGTAAGAAGGTCTCCGATCTTCAGGATGATGTTGTCCTCAACACCAACAAGAAGATCACCGGTACGCTGTATTACGTCGAGAACTATACCGACTTCAGCAGCGTGGTCGGCGAGCAGTCGGGCCATTATCTGGCGTTGGACTTCGCCGATAACTGGCTCGGTGATACCGATCCGACGACATTCACGGTCGAGCTCAAGGGCGGGACCAAGGGACCGGTGACGCTGACCGAGGGCGATTCGTTCTGCGTCTTCCGCGTGACCAATCCTAATACTCAGAGCATCAAGGTGGTATCCACCGATTCCACCGGAACGACCACGGTCGAGTATTCTCTGAAGGGTCTTACCTTGGAGCCCAAGGAGTGATGCGGCCATGGCGAGGTTCTGCGGAAAGATCGGATATTCCCGTCAACAGGTGGAGACCTCGCCCGGCGTCTACGAGGATCGGATCAATGAGCGGGCATATTATGGGGATGTGACGAGGAACACCCGTAGACTTGAGGGTTCCGACTCCATCAACATGGATATTCTCGCCAACAACACGATCTCGATCCTCGCCGACGCATATGCCTATGACCATTTCTTCGACATGAAGTACGTATGGTGGATGGGGACCCGCTGGATCATCACGAACGTCGAGGTCCAGCGGCCCCGTCTCATCCTTACCCTTGGAGGCGTATACAACGATGGGAACGAGGCTGCAACTCCATGATATTCTGGTGGGGATCATGACCGATGTTGATCCATCCTATGCGACCGGTCATGTATATTTTCAGCCCCCGTCGAATATCCAGATGAAGTATCCGTGCATTGTGTACGAACGGGACACCGGCGATACCCAATTCGCGGACAACAATCCCTATATTTTCAAACTCCGGTATCAGATCACGGTGATCGACAGGAATCCCGACAGTCCGATACCGGCGAAGATCGCCGAGCTCCCGATGTGCACGATGGATCGGCATTTCGTGAGCGACAATCTTCACCACGATGTGTTCAATTGCTATTTTTAAGGAGCTAGAATGGTAGCACTTACTTGGGATGATACCGGCAAGCGCCAGTATGAGATGGGTACGGACCATGGCGTGCTGTACCCGATGACGACCGGCGGCACCTACGGCACCGGCGTGGCTTGGAACGGCCTGACAGCCGTCACCGAGTCCCCTGAGGGCGCTGAGGCGAACGACATGTACGCCGACAACATCAAGTACGCCTCGCTGCGTTCCGCCGAGACCTTCGGTGCGACGATCGAGGCCTATACCTTCCCGGACGAGTTCATTCCGTGCGACGGCGGCGTCGAGGTATCCAATGGCGTGGTCTTCGGTCAGCAGTCGAGGTCCAAGTTCGGTTTCTCGTACCGCACCCGGATCGGCAACGACGTCAGCCAGGAAGCCGGTTACAAGCTGCATCTGGTGTACGGCACCACCGCCTCCCCGTCTGAGAAGTCGTACGAGACGATCAATGATTCCCCGGAGGGCATGACTTTCAGCTGGGAGATCACTGCCGATCCGGTCGCCGTGGCCGGTCATCCGGAACTCAAGCCGGTGGCGTCGATCACCATCGATTCGACCAAGGTCGATCACACCAAGCTTGCCGCGCTTGAGAAGAAGCTGTACGGCGACGCTACCGGCGAACCGACCCTGCCTCTTCCGGGCGAGGTCTATACCATGATGCGGGCGGCAAAGGAGTAACGGAAGTGAGATGTGCGAATGCTCGAATTGACGGTTGAAGGTGAACTCTACGACGAGTCGGAGAACGAATTCATCACTGTAGGACCGCGAACCGTTCGATTCGAGCATTCGCTTCTTTCCGTTTCAAAATGGGAGTCGATCTGGAGAAAACCGTTCCTTGATGACGAATCCAAAAGCATCAAGGAAACACGGTCATATTTTCGTTGTATGGCGATCGATGATATTTCGGATACCGAACTCGATCTGATTATGCTCGATCATTTTTCCGAACTTAATCATTACATTGAATCGTCACAAACGGCGACCACGATCAATCACATGTCCAAAGGACGTCGTTCATCATCCAAGGTGACGTCCGAACTTATCTATTATTGGATGTTTTCCGCTGGAATACCCGCGCAACCATGCGAGACGTGGCATCTCAGCCGTCTTATCGCCCTGATCGAGATATTCGGAGTCAAGAACTCGCCAAAAAAGAAGATGGCAAAGTCTGATATTTCGAAAATGTACAGGGAGATGAATGCCCAACGTCGAGCGAAGACCGGAAGTAAGGGATGAAAGGAGTACTAATGGCATTGAATGGTATCGATATCGCCAGCTATCAGGCTGGTCTTGATTTTTCCAAGGTTCCTTGCGATTTCGCCATCATCAAGGCGACGCAGGGTACCGGTTACACCAACCCGGATTGTGTCCGAGCGGTCGAACAAGCCATGTCTCTCGGTAAGGGAGTTGGCGTCTATCATTATATTTCCGGCGGCAATGCGGTCGCCGAAGCAAACTTCTACATTGACTCGATCCTTAACTGGATCGGCAAGGTGATGATCTGCCTGGACTGGGAATTCGACCAGAATTCGGCATGGGGCAATGAGTCCTATCTCGAGCAGGTGATCAATCAGGTTATCGCACGAACCGGCGTTCCTCCGATGATCTATGCGCCGGCATCCCGCTATAATCAGGTCGCTGAGGTCGCCAACCGTCACAATTGCGGACTGTGGATTGCGCAGTACGCCGATATGAATCCGACCGGGTATCAGAATACACCGTGGAACGAAGGCGCTTATACTTGCGCCATCCGTCAGTATTCGGGCTCTGGTCGATTGACCGGTTGGAATGGCGATCTTGATCTTGATAAGTTCTACGGCTCGTTGGACGACTTCCGGAAGTATTACGGCAGCTCGTCGAGCACTCCATCCCAGCCGCCGACCTCGGGTCCGTCCGGCACCACGCTTCAGCTGGCGACGTGGACGATGGAAGGCCAGTATGGCAATGGTGCGGATCGTAAGAAGAATCTTGGATCCCGATACGATGAGGTGCAGAACTTCATCAACCACATCGCCTCCGCCGATGTCAACACACTCGTCAATGAGGTCTATGCCGGTATGTATGGTGACGGCTTGACTCGTCAGACCGTGCTCGGCTCCCGCTATGACGAGGTCCAGGGTGCGATCAACGCCAACTCCGCGCAGTATTACACGGTGCAGTCCGGCGACAACCTGGGTAAGATCGCCATTCAGTTCGGCACCACGGTCGATCAGCTCGTAGCATGGAACAACATCGCCAATCCCGATCTCATTTACGCCGGCCAAACCATTCGAGTCAAGTAGGTCAAAATGAGGGTGAAATTCGAAGTGTCTGGCGGTTTCACGAAGACCGAGCGGTTTCTCAACCGCATGAAGCGTCGTGAATACCTGAACGTGCTCGATGAGTTCGGCCGTGACGGCGTTCAGGCACTTCGAAACGCCACCCCGGTCGATTCCGGTGTCACGGCCGAGGCGTGGGATTACGAGATCAAACGCGCCCGTAATTACACCGAGATTGTTTGGACCAATTCCAACATCAACGACGGCGTACCAATTGCCGTCATCCTCCAGTACGGTCACGGCACCGGTACCGGAGGCTATGTTCAGGGTCGTGATTACATCAACCCGGCGATCCGACCCATATTCGATAAGATAGCCGAGAAGGCTTGGAAGGTGGTGACTTCTGCATGAGCAGCATCGACGAACGCGTCGTAAAGATGCGTCTTGATAACAGCCAATTTGAGCAGGGGATCGGCAAAACCTCAAGTCTTCTCGGCAAACTTAAGCAGGCGTTAAACCTCGACAAATCGGTCGAATCGATCAACAACGTCGACAAGGCCGTGAGCGGCGTAAGCTTTAATCCGTTGACCTCAGGTCTTCAGGGAGTCCAGTCCGGCTTCAACGCCATGGGTGCCGTGGCGTTCTCCGTGCTCAACCGCATGACCAATGCGGCCATTGATGCCGGGAAGAGCATCACCAATGCGTTGACCGCTTCGGTACGTGACGGTTTCGCCGAATACGAAACCCAGATGAATGCCGTGCAGACGATTCTGGCGAATACCCAGTCAAAAGGATCGACGATCGACGACGTCAATTCAGCACTCGACACGCTGAACACATATGCCGACAAGACCATCTATAACTTCACGGAGATGACGAGAAACATCGGCACCTTTACGGCTGCCGGTGTTGATCTTCAAACATCGGTGGATTCGATCAAGGGTATCGCCAACCTTGCGGCTGTTTCCGGTTCGAGTTCCGCTCAGGCCTCTCAGGCTATGTATCAGCTGTCCCAGGCAATCGCCGCCGGAAAGGTCCAGCTTATGGACTGGAACTCGGTGGTCAACGCCGGTATGGGCGGTGAGGTCTTCCAGAACGCGCTGAAGCGAACCGCCGAGAACTTCGGCACCGACGTCGACGGTATGATCCAGAAGTACGGTTCGTTCCGCGAATCGCTGACCCAGGGCGGATGGCTCACCACCGACGTCCTTACGGAGACGTTGAAGCAACTTTCCGGAGCATATACTGAAGCCGATCTTGTTTCTCAGGGTTATACCGAGGAACAGGCCAAGCAGATCATCCAGTTGGCCAATACGGCTGAAGGCGCCGCAACCGACGTCAAGACGTTCTCTCAGTTGATCGACACAACAAAAGAAGCGTTGGCATCCGGTTGGACCAATACTTTCGAAATCATATTCGGCGACTTCGAAGAAGCCAAGGAACTATGGTCTGGTGTTGCCGATGTTATTTCCGATGTCGTCAATCGATCGTCGGAATCGAGAAACAACCTTCTTCAGGGATGGAAGGATCTCGGTGGAAGAACCGAACTGATCAAAGGCCTGTCCAACGTCTTTGAATCTCTCGGTAAGGTGCTATCGACCGTCGGTAACGCGTTTCGTAAGGTGTTTCCTCCGACAACGTCTCGGCAACTTATGGACATTACCGAGGCGTTCACTTCGTTTACGGAAAGCCTTATTCCTTCTGAATCGACACTAAACAAGATCGGTCGAGTCGCCGAAGGCGTATTTTCTATATTTGATATCGGCGTACAGGCCGTCAAAGCTGTCGGCGAGGCCATCGCCACGGCATTCGGATCCGACAGCATGGGCAGTTTGCTCGACAATCTGCTCGATATCGCCGCCGGATTCGGGGATTGGCTTGTCGGACTTGATAATTCGATCAAGCAGTTCGGCATATTCGAAGGAGCAGCCAAGGGTGTAGGAACGGCCGTCAGTGGTGTTCTTGGTCTATTCAGCTCCTTTACCGGTGGAATCTCGTCGATGGGATCCGCCATCGGATCGATCGCTTCGACGGTTGGAGATGCTCTCGGTGGAGCATTCGAGCGGGTCAAGAACGTCATCAGCGATGTCCTGACGTGGATCACCGACAACATCTCCGGAGGCGACATCTTCGCCGGCCTCGCCGGAGGTGGTATTTTCCTCGCCGCACAGAAGATCGGCGGGGCGTTCGATACGATCAAGGAAACCGTTGAGGACCTCTTCGGTAATGGGGCTGAAAAGCTCAAGAGTGGCGCTGGCGTATTCGATGAAATCCTCGGTAGTCTTCAAGAATCACTGAACGCATTCACGGGAAGCGTCAAGGCTTTTACTCTTGTAGAGATCGCCGGATCCATCGCGCTGCTTGTTGACTCGATGGAGAAGATCGCAGCCCTCAGTGGTGGCGAAGTCGTTGGCGGCGTCTCGGCCATCGGCGGCCTGATGACCGAACTTAACATTAGTCTTAAATCGATCACGAAGACGATGAAGGACGTCAAGACCACCGATCTCATCAAGACCGGTGCGGCCCTCGTAGAATTCGCGAAGGCTGTGGACATGTTGGCCAACGCCATGTCCACTATCGGCAAACTCGATTGGGACGAGATCGCCAAGGGCCTTACCGGCATGGGCGGCGCCATGGCCGAGCTCGTCGCTGCCGCCAAGGGTCTGAGCTACGCTAAGGTCGACCTCAAGACGGCAGGCTCGCTCATCGCCATGGCCCAAGCGGTCAAAATGGTGGCGGATCCGCTCAAGAAGCTCGGTAGCATGAGCTGGGATCAGGTCGGCAAAGGCCTATCCGCCATGGGTGGAGCCCTGACGGAGATGGGCACGGTCACTGGTCTGCTCGGCCGATTCGGCAAGCACAACATTTCCGCTTCCGTCAGCATGGTCATCACGGCCAAATCCCTTGGTGATATCGCAGATGCATTCGGGTCGTTCTCCAGCTATGACTGGGGCGAGATCGGACGTGGTCTTACCGCCATGGGCGGCGCTTTGGGCGAAGTCGGGCTCGTTACCGGCGCCTTGGGCAAGATTGCAGGATTCTCTGGAATTCTAGGTGGCGGTTCCATTTTCATTACAGTGCAGTCCCTTGGTGATATTGCCAAAGTATTCGGTGAATTCACTCAATATGACTGGGGTGAAATCGGACGTGGTCTGACGGCCATGGGCGGTGCCCTTGGCGAGGTCGGACTCGTCACTGGAGCCCTCGGAAAGCTCGCGGGCTTCTCAGGCATCATCGGTGGTGGATCGATCCTTATCACAGCGCAGAGTCTCGGCGACATCGCATCGGCGTTCGGATCGTTCACTCAATATGACTGGGGTGAAATCGGACGTGGTCTGACAGCCATGGGCGGTGCTTTGACCGAGGTTGGCGTCGTATCCGGCGCTTTGGGTAAACTCGCGGGTTTGTCCGGAATCATCGGATCTGGCTCCATAGTTCTTACTGCTCAGGGCCTTGGGGATATCGCCAAGGCGTTCAATTCGTTCTCTCAGTATAGCTGGGACGAGATCGGACGCGGCCTTGTTGCCATGGGCGGTGCTCTCGGCGAGGTCGCGGTCGTTAGCGGTGCATTGGGTAAACTCGCGGGTTTGTCTGGATTGATCGGAGCCGGCACGATCAACCTCACCGTGCAAGGTCTTGACGAGATTGCCCAAGCGTTCAATTCGTTCTCTCAGTATAGCTGGGACGAGATCGGACGCGGCCTTGTTGCCATGGGCGGTGCCATGGGCGAGGTCGCCGCTATATCCGGAGCGACAGGTGCCCTGACCGGAATCGCCGGTCTGATGGGTGCCGGTACGATTACACTCGCTTCGCAGGGCCTGATCGATCTGGCGACCGCATTCGGTAAGTTCGCCGAATTCAATTGGGATGAGATCGGCAGGGGTCTGACGGCCATGGGCGCCGCGATGGGCGAGACCGCGCTTGGCGGCCTGCTCAACACTTTCTCCGGATTCGGTGCCGGTGCCATCGAGAAGATGGCCGCTCCACTCGGAACGCTCGCCGATTCCATTAAGAAGTGGGAAGGCGTGGCCGTTCCGAACGATCTGGCCGATCAGCTCGGAAGGATCGCCGATGGCGTAGGCAAGTTCACGCTGGCCGGATGGGGCGGCGACACCATTGCCAACATCGCCCAGCCGATGAACGCCCTAACCGATGCGGTGGCCAAGTGGTCGACGATCGAGTTCCCGACCGATATCGCAACGCAGCTGGGCTCGTTGGCCAATGGAGTCGAGGCGTTCACAATGGCCTTCGCTGGTGGATGGTCGCTCAATGCCGTGGTCGGTCCGCTTGGAACGCTCGCCGATTCCGTTAAGAAATGGGACGGTGTGGAGGTTCCTGGCGGAATTCAAGGCAATCTCACCGCTCTGGCGAACGGCGTGAAGGCGTTCACGCTTGCATTCGCCGGCGGCTGGTCGATTGACGCCGTCATTGGCCCTTTGGGACAACTGCCAGGAGCCGTCAAGAAATGGAACGGCGTGGAGGTTCCTGGCGGAATTCAAGGCGATCTCACCGCTCTCGCCAATGGTGTGAAGGCGTTCTCGCTTGCGTTCGTCGGTGGCTGGTCGTTGAGCGCCATCAACGAACCTCTTGGGCAACTGGCAGGGGCCGTTAAGAAGTGGGACGGCGTTGAGGTTCCCGGTGGTATTCAAGGCAACCTTACCGCTTTGGCTAATGGCGTGAAGGCGTTCGTTGGTAGCGGGTCGTTTGGTGTTGCTATCGAACCAGTTGGGCAACTGGCAGGGGAAGTCAAGAAATGGAACGGCGTTGAGGTTCCTGGAGGAATTCAAGGCAATCTTACCGCTCTCGCTAATGGCGTAAAGGCGTTTACTGGTATTGGATCCGGGATCGCGGAATCCATGTCATCGGTTTCAACCGGTCTGAGCACCCTGGCCAAATCGGTACGGAATCTCGCCGGTTCCGGAATCGACACGATAGTTACGACGTTGTCGAATTTCGTCACTTCGCTGAACAACACACCGACAGTGACGAGCGCCCTTCCGGATCAGCTCAAATCGTTCGCGACCAACCTGTCGACATCGATGCAGAACATTGCCACCGCGATTTCGACCAATGGATCAACCATATCCGCTGGATTTACACAGTTCAAGACATCGGTGACCAATGGATTGTCCGGTGTTGGATCCATCGTCAGCCAGAACATGTCGAGCATGTCCGCTGCCATCATCGATGCTATCTCAGCCATTAACGGCGGATTAGATTCAATTATCAGTGTCGTGCTGGCCTTCGCCGGAAGTATGAGGAACGCCCTTAACGAGTCGATGACATCGACGGCGGCCGGACTTCGGGCCACGGTGAACAGGATCGATTCTTTCCAGTCACAGTTCCGCACGGCCGGTCAACATCTAGCCGATGGTCTGCTGAACGGCATGCAATCGAATTCATCCCAGTTCATCGGAGTGTTCTCATCGTCCGTCAATCAGGCAGTTAACAGCGTCAGAGACTATTATAACGGATTCTATGACGCCGGACGATATCTCGTCGAGGGATTTACCAACGGCATCAGGAATTACGCGAGCTCGGCGGCCACCGCAGCGGCCGATATGGCCAGTTCGGCCAAGACGGCTGCCGATCGCGCCTTGGATAACGGTTCCCCGTCGAAGATCATGATGCAGGTCGGTAGATTCTTCACCGAAGGATTCTCGATCGGTATTACTGATCGAGAGGACATGGTCAGCGATTCTTCCGAGAAGGTCGCGCAGAAGGCGATATCCACGTTGAATGACATGCTGGCGACGTCATCGATCGACGATCTGTTCGACACGAGTCCGACGATCACCCCGGTACTTGACCTCAGCGCCATCAGCAAACAGGCTGGATCGATCGATTCGATGTTGTCGAGATCCATCGCTCCATCAGAGGCCGAGCTCAGGGAAATTGATCGCCGATTCCGTCAAAATGAGAGTAGTTCTCGGACAACGGAGAAGGATACGAGCGGTCCGAAGTCGGTCAACATCGAATACAACCAGACGTTGAATTCACCGACCAGTCTCAGTCGTTACGATATTTACCGACAGACGTCGAACCAACTCAAACTCCTTCGTCAGGAATTGAAAATGTCACCTATAGGAAAGTAGTGGTCTCAATGTTCAGGTCCATGACAGTGATCAATGATCGAAACGAAAGTCTGACCATTTCGCTCGCCGATCCTCGGGAGAGCGGATATTTGATCGCCGGCATCGATGGTCTTGGACCAACGAAAGCCACACTGTGGCATTCTGAATCGGTCACCTCCGACGGTTCCGTCTTTAACGGAGCAAGAAAGGAATCGCGTGACATCACCATCACGCTTGCCTATCTATGGGATGCCAATCACAGCATCGAGGAGTTGCGTCATAGGCTCTACCGATATTTTCCGGAGAAACGAGCCGTGACGCTCATCTTCGAGACCGATACCAGACGGGTGAAGACTGTCGGGCATGTCGAGAACAACGAGGTGTCCATATTCACGAGCCAGGAGGCGTCAGCGATCACGATCAGATGTGCGGATCCGTGGTTTGAAGACGCCTCCGAGGTCTCGGAGATCGTCACGCAGTTCTCGACAGTGGAGTCGCTGTTCGAATTCCCGTTCCCGATAGCCGGCGACACCTTTGAATTCGGCAATGTCAGTGTCGATCATTCGAAGATCGTCCAGTACGACGGTGAAGCCGAGGTTGGCGTCGTCATCACTGTCGAACTCACCGGACCGGTTTCTAATCCCTCATTCTACAACGAGGATTGGGACCAGTCGATCCTGATCTACACCGATAAGGTTAAGAGCATCATCGGATCCGATCTCCAGTCAGGGGATCAGATCATCATATCGACCGTGTCCGGAGAAAAATACGCAAGAATCCGTAGGGAGGGCATCGATTACAACGTTCTCAACGCCATCGACAGGGCTGTGAGTTGGATTACACTGTATCCTGGAAACAATGTCATCACCTATATGGCCGAATCAGGTATCGATAACATGCTGGTGTCCTTATCCAGTAAGATTCTTTACGCCGGAGTGTGATCATGGCGAAACGAATGGAATTTTTCGTACTGGACGAATCGTTTAAGGTCGTCGACATCGTCGATGAGTTCGAATCGGTTATTTGGACCGAGCGGTTCTCGGCTTATGGCGATTTCGAATTCTACGTTCGGGCGAGTATCGAGAACATCCAACGGTTCCCGAAAGGATATTATCTGTTCTATCCCGATTCCGTATCGACTATGGTGATCGATCAGGTGAAGATCACCAGCAATCTCGAAGATGGATATCATCTTGTCGTGAGCGGTCGTTCCTTGGAGTCGCTTCTGTTGAGACGAGTCATTCCGAAGAAAGTCACGTACAAAGGCGATATTCAGATCGCAATTCAGACGATTCTGAACGAGAATGTCATCAATCCAACGGAAGCACGACGGAAGATCGACAACTTCGTTTTTGAAAAGAACAACGATCTTCCTGACACTTCGTCGGAGACCGATGATGGATATGAATTCGATGGTGACACCGTATACGACGCCGTCAAGACGATTCTTGACTCTAAGAAATACGGATTCCGTCTTAGTTTGGCAACGGCCGACCGTTGGATCGATACAAAAATGACGTTTCGCATCATAAACGGAACCGATCATTCATACGAACAGGATAAGAATCCATATGTGATATTTTCATCGAATTACGGAAATCTGGTTTCGTCGGACACCACTATGGACTATCGCGAACTCTATAATGCCGCATACGTCGGCGGGTCCGAGACACGAAATGATGATGGTTCGACGAAACGTCTGGTCGCCTATGTCCCAAATGAGGACGGATCCGTCGGATGGGATTATCACGAAACGTTCTATAGCGGACTATCGGTCCAGCAAAACGATAATAACGGAGACCCGCTTCCGGATTCCACGGTACTTAATTCCCTCAAATCGGAAGGAAAGAAGGAACTCAAAAAAGTTGGTTCCGGTATCACCTTCGATGCAGAGGTATCATCAACCGCTGGCATGGTCTACAACGAAGATTACACCATCGGCGATATCGTGCAATTCGAGAACGCCTATAACATGGCGTATCCGGCCAAGATCACCGAGTATATTCGTAACTGGGATGCCGATGGATACAGCGAGTATCCGACATTGGAGACGATCGTCGATTCCTTGACATCGATCGATGATTCCTCCGGATTACCGATTCGAGATTCCATCGACAATGCCTTGCATTCCTCGGTGAAGATAGACGATTAACCCGAAAGGAGTAAGCCATGGCCGTTACCTCAGGATTTTTCAATTCCTCGAACCATGATCGTGTATATAACAATATTCAAATGGGAGAGATTTTCGATGGCATCATCAACGATGGCGTGCTTCCGAATTTCGAGGACCATCTGGTCGTTAAGTCGGGAAGTGGCATGCAAGTCATTGTCGGATCCGGTCGAGCCTGGTTCAATCATACATGGACCTATAATTCCACCGATCTTCCGTTGACGATCGATTCTGCGTCGGCCACTCAGGACCGTATCGATGCCGTGGTGCTTCGCGTCGATAACTCATTGGACGTCAGGGCCAATAGCATTCTCATCAAGGACGGAACGCCAAGTGGAAGTCCGCAACGTCCGACCATGACCAAGACGTCGGATATTTCCGAGTATCCCTTGGCGTACGTTAAGGTCGCTCATGGTGTCACGAACATCACCTCCGCCGACATCACCAACGCCATCGGCACGAGCGCATGTCCTCTGGCGACACTGGTCGAGAACACCTTCAACGCCGACACCATCATCCGACAGTGGCAGGCGCAATTCGACGACGCCATGAAGTCCAACAAACAGGAGTGGCTCGAGCTCATCGAGAGCGTCGTGACCGATCCTTCGGCCATCACGTCGATCCCCAACTCCGTAATCGACGACATGTTCGTCATTCACTAAGGAAGGAATCATCATGAGAATTTTCGACCAAAATGACAAGGAGATCCAGCCGGAGGACGTGGACTATCGTCTCGGTAAGCTCTCCGACGACAGGATCTTCGTTAAGCACCACGATGCCGTCGAAGCCGTCGAGGAGCATGGTCATTACGAGATCATTAAGGAGTATCCGAACGGCGGGAAGGACGTCGAGTGGAAGGTGGACGTTCCCGGCGTCGAAGCCAAGGAAGCCTGGGACGAATACGAGGATATTCAGCGCTACACCAAGTTCACCGCCGAGGAACTCGAGGCCAATGCCCAGCGTGAGGCACAGGCAACGGAACAGCAGGAGATCCAGAAGGCCGTCATGGCCGCTGTGCCGATGCTGATCCAGCCGATGCTGACCACCCTTCCGGTCGAGGATCTGAAGACTGTGTCGGCTCTGGTTCCGGAGTGGGCTACCGGCACCGAATACAAGACCAGCGATATTGTCCGGTATAAGGGCGTGCTGTACCGTTGCCTTCAGAACAATACCGCTCAGGACATCTATCCTCCGGATTCCTACGTTGCCGGATGGAAGCGTGTCGATGAGCCGGACGAGAAGGGCGTCTATCCGTTCAGTCAGCCGCTCAGTTCCACCGACGCCTACATTAAGGGCGACAAGGTGTCCTTCGAAGGAGCCTATTATCAGTCGAACATCGACTATAATGTCTGGTCGCCGACCGCCTATCCTCAGGGCTGGACCAAGCTGGATGACGCCGGCGAAAGCCCGGAACCCGAGCCCGAACCTGGTCATGATGACGAGTATCCGGCATTCGTCCAACCGACCGGCGCTCATGACGCATACAACATCGGCGACAAGGTGACATACAACGGCCACCGCTACGAGTGTACGATGAACAACAATGCCTATTCACCGGATGCCTATCCGCAGGGATGGAAACAAATCGACTAAGGAGATGACGAATGGCACGTCTTAATACCTACACCCGCGCTTCGCAACCGTCGGATTCGGACGTGTTCGTCATCGATAGCACGACTGGTTCGGCGGGCACCAGGACGGTGCTTTGGTCCTCGATCAAAGCACTGTTTGCCGCGGCCAAGCACAGTCACGCCGCTACGGACATCACCAGTGGCACACTGGCACTCGACCGACTGCCCACGATCCCTCTGGTCAAGGGAGGCACCGGAGCCACGTCGGCCGCGACGGCCCGTACGGCTCTCGGTGTCCAGAATCCTCCGACGGCGCCGGTTGTGCTTACCAATCAGAACCTGAACTCGTACAATACCGAAGAACAGTGCGGGTATTATTACGCCGGTGGTGGCAATACTGTATCGAACAAGCCATCCGGCGTCGAGTACTTCGGTATGTTCGTCATGCGGACGGCGTTGGGTATGTTCAGTCAGATCCTGTATGATAACAGCAACAAGATCTGGACGAGGTCATATTGGAGGTCGTCATGGAGCTCGTGGACCGCTCTGGTCCGAACGACCGATACGATCGCCAAGGCCGCTAGCGCGACACAGGACTCCGCCGGTCAGACCATCAACACGACCTATGTGAAGTCCGTCACCGCATCGGGACGTACGGTCACGGTGACCAAGGGCAACGGCACGACCTCGCAGTTCACCACGCAGGATACGACTTACTCCGCGGCCACCCAATCGACGGCTGGTTTGATGTCGGCTGCCGACAAGGCCAAGCTCGACGGTCTGTCAGACGACTACGGTGCGGCCATCGGCGTTGCGACCACGAGCAAGGACGGCCTGATGTCCAAGACCGACAAGGCCAAGCTCGATAAATTCCCATCGGATGGTATGACCCGCATCAGCGAGTCCACCATCGACGGCATGTTCTAAGGAGATATTCATGGTAAGCTACCTTGATCAGGGTGGGGTCCAGCACCTCGTAGATAAAATGCTAGACCGGATGTACCCGGTGGGGTCGCTCTATATTTCCACCAATTCCACCAGCCCGGCGTCGCTGTATGGCGGCAGTTGGGAACGTTACGGTACCGGACGAGCGCTGATCAGTGCTTCCGATACCGACACAGACTTCAAGGCCGGCACCACCGGCGGAAGCAAGACGCATGAAC